GTTCCATAGATCCTGTGCCTCATTATGGGACAGATCGATATACGTAGCAAACCCCATCTGCTTCTGCATCTCTGCAGAGAGACGGTACTTGCCTTTGCTAACGAGAATAGACGCGAGTCTATCTTCGGCGGCTTTTGCAAGGTTTGATTCGTACATTACGATCATGTACCAGAGACCCAGTACTCTGGGGCTCCCATGAAAGACGAGCGATCGTCCTTCGACGGTCGACGTATTCACCAACAACCCTAGGGTTGCTAGGAGAGTGCTCTCGGGCAAAGAAGTCCAAGAGCGCGTCGAATCCGTTTCGGTCCTGTCTTTGAGCTCGGTCTTGTGTAGACCAAACTCGGACTTCGTCCCTATGAAGGCGAGAATTCCATCTTTTGATAAGATGTTGTTCATAGCCTCCTGTAAAGGACGTGAGACTGGACCCGCCAGCTTCGTTTCGACCCACAATCCTGAGATACTTTCGTATCTGAATAGGAAGTTGGTCATCGGCTGTTCTTGATGCATACCATAATCCTTTACTGTAAAGATTGTTGGATGTGTCTACTACAGCCTGGCACGAAGCCGGACTGCCGGCGACTACTGTTTTGGGCTGTACAGGGGTAACGTTATATCCCTTGTAAGCCCAGGTGCCACAAGCTTCTCTAAAGTGTCCGTTAACGTAACTTTTGGCTACGTTGACTTTCAACTCTAGTAGCTCCATGGCTCTCAGTACTCGCCCATACCCGTGTGCTGGGACGATAATATCGTCACCAAAAACACGAACATTGGCTGCCAACTCTCGCAGTCGTGACCAAGTAACACGATCCGTATCGCTCATGGAAGATCCAAGAGCAATACAGAGCATTACAAGGCTCATGACTGGAAAGGTAGCCGCTGTACCTTGCGCGGCGAACTTCCTTAATGACAGGAAGCCCGGAACCTCAGAGATCTCATCTCTGACGTACCGCGTGCGTGCGGCGTGCAAAGCGAGTAGTACGGACTCATTCGTCCGAAACATTCGCTCCACGGTCCAACACGTAAGACGGTCACTCGCGTCCGATAGATCTATCGTAGCGAGTGAACGATCCAAGGAAGCTCTAAGCGTCATATCGCCTGACAAGTCTTGGCGAGGAAAATCAAGAAGCTGTTCTCCGAACTGCTCCTTACATTTCCGTTTAAACCAAGCCCATATCAGTTGCTGACACCACATATGTGATGCAGCTTCCGACGTGATTAACCTAGGACCTTTTGCGGTCTTTGGAACACACGTCAGGCGACCCGGAACCTCATGAGGAACCGGACGTTCCTTATCTGATCCTGCGGATTTCCCGCAGAGATCAAAGGGGAACACGCGTTCGAGCTTAGGTGGCCAGTAGGTAAAATCACTCTTTTGGTGATTCTTCCTTCTTTCCGCCACAGCACCTTTGCCATGCTTAAAGCCAATTCCTTGACCACGTTCGTGTAACCAATCGCTGAATGCAATTGGGTCGAACGGACCAAAGGAACTGAAAATAAGATCAGCAACTTGCTGAATCTTATTGAGGAGGTGTATATCGGCTACCAAATGGTCCCGCTCTTCTGAGCTGTATCCTTCATGGAACAGATCATTAGTGCGAAGACGCATAGGGTAGACGTGATCAATAGCTTGTGCAAGATGCACAGAACTAAGATCATCCCGATTGCACCCAATCTCGCTCGATGCAACTTCCTGATCTTCTTCGCTTATGAGACCCGATTCTTCGGGAACATCACAAGGAAAAAGACTAGGATGAAGCATAGCGCCGTCGAAACGATGGCGATTTCGGGAATGTAGTGATCCTTCGAGAAGGTCACCGCATTTCCGCCAGCGAGACGGAACTCGTCGTTGTTCCAGCTGAAGCTGGGATGACGGAGTTTCCGTTCGATGTCATGGTACTCTCCTACTTTCGAATATTTTCGATCGTCTGAGCAGTCCACCTCGATCTTCTTGCCTAATCCCGTAAGGGAAAACAAGAAGAACAAGGCATTGACATCTACCTCATGCCTTAAGCAAGCGCTCTTGTCAAAAACCTTCAACCATAGTCCCGAGAATAATCTCGGCACCTTGGTGCTCTTGGAGATAGGCCTAGATAAAGGCCCTTCAAGAGTAAGGAAGCCAGTCTCCAACGCTCTAAGTAATAGAGATTGGAGATTAGGGAGATCTAACGTGAAGAACGCTAGGTCTCGAGTTTGACAACCAAGGGTGAGCCGACTCAAATCTTTGAGCAAACTTCCCTTAAGCGCCGGGTATGTCCTCCACGCATCTTCAATGATGCCAGAGGAGACATGGAGTAGAGCATTTACTTGGCTTTTCATTCAATCTCCTATTTGGAGGTTTGAGATCCAAGCCGCAGACCTGCTCACTATCTTTCGAGTTCCTATCGTAATCTATGATTACGACTCGAAATTCATCAACTTGGTGATGTTGGCATTCGTAAGAAAACCAACCAAACCGAGTGCATCGGCAACCGACTCAGCGATATCATCGCCGCGCTGGTTCTCGATAACAAAGTACGACTTCCGTTCTACGGAAAGCGTGCTCGGTGCAACAGGGAACACCGTATGGATCAGTTCAACGTTATGTCGATCAACGATGACATTACGCTTTTTC